GAGATACCTTTTAAATATAATATACAATGTGCAAGTTCCCCACAAGTTGTCAGACAATAATATAAATCGAACGTATGAACTATAAGAGCGTTTATAAATTAAAACATATATTGTTAACAATTTATTTACAAATGTGTCATAATGTGTTAACAGTAATATAGTACTATATAATCATAAAGATAAAGAAACAAAGACGTTAAGGAAAGACTTAAAGAAGGAGTAAGTATGGTAAAGCAAGATTTGAATACCAGTTTTGGAAAAAAAGAACAGCAATATTTTGACACAGATTGTTTAGAGCTAAATAATACAATAATTGAAAATATCAATTATTGCCCAAATCAAAACACAGACTTATGGGTATAATAAATCCCGGTCATATACTAAAACATTTTGTATTTAATATCACAGCTGTTCTAACGGCTACACGGGGAGAAAGAAGGAAACTATGAATTTATTTGGAATCGAAAGTAGAACTACAATTGAAACTGCGCCATTTATGAAAACTAATGATCATGATGCATTGCATTACTGCCTTGACAACTATAAGTACGTTACATGTGCAGAAGTTCGAGGATATATGAATGACAATGTTTCAACCTTGCACCATTATGATGGAAGATATGGAAAAGGTGTTGTAAGAACGACGTCTTGCTTTTATCGTGGCAAACGTTCTAAGAACTACATGACAATCGAGTATTGGATAAAGGAGAATTGAAATGCGAAAATTGATTGAATTGAGAAAATTAGCGATTGAATTATATAATGGCGACTGGCGACAATCAGACAGAGAGGCAATGAAAGTAATCTTTAGATTAAGCGAAGATGATCTTGATATTATTTGCAAAGATTTGGGTGATTATGAAGAAAGAGAGGATCAATAAAATGGATAATTTAACACAGTTAAAGAAAAATAGACTTTTAAAAGAATGTAGTAATAAAATTTTAGAAACACCGCTTTTACATAATGATATTATGAAAATGTATGCGTATATTTATGACGGCACAGCAACAAGTGATACATTAGCGGAGATTCAGCTTATGGAAACATTAAAAGCATCACTTGATTTTCTTGTAAGAGGGGTATTAAAATGATTTATTCAATTGTTGTGTGGGGATTTGATAACGATAATGACTATTGCCACGACTGTGACTTGATTGAAGCTAAAAGTTTTCAAGAAGCGTTTACATATGCTACTAACTGGGCATGGCAAGGGTGGACTTTTACAAAAATAGAAATTGAGATATTAAAAGAATATCAGTATATTATACAATATCATGATAACTATACTAATGAAAATGACCTTTTTAGCTGTAAAGCGGAAAATGAACTGGAGGCAAAAATAAAATTTAGATTGAATGGAGATTTTGCAGATACTAAACGGTATGACATAATCAGTGTAAAAGGAGTAAAGAAATGATTGACTATAGTATCTATTTGGAAGTAACGTGTTGTGATTCTAAAGGAAACGTTAAAAAGGGACTTGATAAAATCGAACTAGTTAACGATGAATTGATAGAAAAATTTTTGAGAGCATATAGAGAGTATTATACCGTGATAACATGGGAAATCCGGTTAGTGCCTAAACGTTCTAAGTAAGAAAAGAGGGGTTCAAGCCCCTCTTTTTAATTTAAAGGAATATTAAATTCGACACCATACAACTGGATTTCATCCACACTTGTATAGCTAGCATACCCACTGCCGCTTATATCAACCAAACGGAGATAAATTGCACCACTATCTAACTGTGTAGCATCATAAGGGTTGATAGTGAGAACAGCCATGCATTGATGATAACCGGACTTATCATGAATAATCGCATTACAATTGCAAATACTTTGCTCATTTACAAACGAAAGATTATGACTCATAACTTTGACGGCTGCACTTGTGAAATTCTTTGCTGGCTTGAAAGCCAGATCAAGGAAACTTGCCACATGTCTAAAGCTACAATGTGCGTTGGTATTAGTCAACACAACATTCATTTTATAATCATTTAGGGTGCAATCAGTACCATCAAGTGCAAAATCGCCAGTTCTATTCCAACTTGCGTACCCACCCATTGCCTTATAAATCATATCTGCAATTGAAGCTTGCCCACTAGCATTAGGGTGAATATTATCAGATGCTAGTACACCAATCCAACGTAAAGCACTATCAGCGCCACTCAAAAACTTATACTTACCCCAGTAAGTTTCGTATAGCGTTTTAATCTCATTATATGATTTTTGTTTTGCAACTGTAGTAAATCCAATGATAGGTGTCGCAATCCATCCGATGTAAAGTGTTGCGTTTGGTAACTGGGGCATTAAATCAATTGTATCGTTAATTCCCGTATTGATAAGGGAAGCTGCAACAAATTGATCATTCCAACCGCCTGCAACAACAACATACTTAACTTGTTTCTTTTGCTTATCTGTTAGACCTGCTATTGCTTGCGATAGCAGAGCAGAAAAGTGAGTATTCGCACCAAAACCGCTGCCACCCAAACTTTTGTTAACATAAAAGCTAGCATCTGAAAAATACTTCTCATGCAAAATATCACACCACGGCTTAACCATGCCGTCAGGCGTGTACCCTTCCCCGTATGAGTCGCCAATTGTGATCAATCCATAGTCTGTTAACCATGTATCAATAATATCTGCCAATTCGCCGCTGTTTTTCAGTCCGTCAAGGTATGCGTCAATAGCGGCGATATAGTCCAAATTATCAATATAGTTTTGCACGTCCTGCTGCCACTTATTCCATTGCTTGTAATAATCGTCCCACTTTGTATTTAAATCTTTAGTCGTTTCAAGAATCCACTCAAGATTTAAATTGTGAAAGTCGGTATAAGGAAAATTAGAAAATGCCATTGTCTACCCCCCTACTTGAATTGATCTGATGGAATCACGTTATACTCGTTACCGTCACTACCCGTTACAAGAATAGGGCTAAAATCTGTGTCAAAATAATATATATCAGGTATTTGCCCCATTTTTGTGATCATTCCACGTACTGCAATACGTTTTGAGGCGTCCATAGGTGCAAAGTCAAAAGTGCAAGGTGATTTAGAATCTATGACTGGAAACGTATATTGCAGGTTTGTTGTAATGTTTGTATTATTAGTATAATTTGTATTTTCTAAAAATGTAAATATTATACCCGAATACGAATAACCGTCCGGAAGTTGCACGTGAGTAGTACCAGGGTCAAGAATAAAAGCAAAAATATTACCTTTCATAATCTGCCTCCCTTTTCCCAACCAAATCTATCAATCACACCGATAGAAATTGTTTCAAGTTCTTTTCCGCAGTGCATGAAAAAACCATGCCCTATATCAAGCCCTATATGTCTACCACTACCGCCAAAAGTTGTATACAGTAAATCACCATCTTTAGTCTTGTCTGGAGTCGTCACATTACTACAACTGTTTATATATGCAGTCGAATACATGAACTGCCCAGTCACCAGGTTAATGAAGCCGCTGCAATCAATTACTATCTTTCCCATACAGAAAGCCTTAATCTGTGCTTTCTGCGCTGCGTTATACTTTTTAAAATAATTTGGCTCTGCCGCCCATAGTGACTCAAAAACCTCACTAGTGCAATACTGCCCCTTCGCCCCGTAAAGGTAAGCGTATTTGTCACGGTTTTTGTAAAGCTCTCTAGCCTTAGCAATATAAGCAACGTTTTTGTCTGGAATCTCATAAATCATAGTTTAATTCTCCTTTTCTTTTACGATTGTTAACAACTCTGTAATAACTTTTGTGTTATTGTTTAGTGCGTCAACCCACTTTGAACTCTCCTGGTCATGTTTCTCGTACCAGGTTTTTCTTTCTTCGCGCTGTCTCACATCAAGGGCATTCACATACCACATCACAGCACCTAGGCATACACACGGTACACCAACCATTTGCGCAATTTGCGCGATTGCGTTCATAATGTCCATATCACCACACTCCTATCAAAAGTCTATTTGCATACAACTCACAAACTCTATCAAGATAGTTGTAAGCTGTAGTCAAGTCAATTTCCGCTTGCATCATTTGTTGCGAAGTAGTAACGCCGATGTTTCCGTGTATTCTTCCCTCATGAGTTCCGCTTGTTGTTGATTCATCCAAACCATTGGTAACACTTCCTTGTGATGTATCAGCACCAAAAGTTTGGGAATCGCTTCCGCTATCAGTTGTGTTATCTGTGTTAGCAACCTCAGGAGTTGAAGAATTGAAAGCTGCCACCTTATGAGTACTGTCTGACACTTTGCCAAAAGTTGTTGTTACGCTTCCTTTATTAAACGTTTCTTCCGTGTCAACTTTTCCTTTCTGAAAAGTGCCGTTTCCATTATCAGTCCAACTTTCCATTCTATCATAATTTTCGATTGGATTGTACTCAAGCTGTGTTACTTCCCACAAATGATCAATACTCCATTGTAACGACTTTGCCACACTTGTAACATGCCGTCTTAAATATTTGGGGTCTTGATATACGGGAGTCAGATCACCATATGATAGCAAAAAGTGTTCAATAAGTTGATCTCTTGAAACACCTTTAACATATATATCCGTAAAGATACTATTATCATAGTCATACAGAGTCGCTATTGGAATTATAGCTCTCATCACTTCCACCCCCTCTATTGTTAGGATACCGCAAACGTGCGCGAATGTCAAGGTTATAATGTGCGTTTACTTTTTCTAAACATTCGTTAATTGTCTCAATCCACAACTCACATTTGGACATTACAGCGTTTTTGGTTTCTTCTACTTCATCGGTAATCATACGTTCTTTCTTATCCGGTGCTGTGTAAATACCAATTTCAATATCAAACGCGTGTTTGAGATTTTCAACGCTTTCCAACGCTGCCTTAACTACATTATAACATTTTTCGATATCGTTGTTAAAGAACTCATATAACGGTTTACCTGTTTCTTTATCATAAAGCGCTTGATTTATCACAACTGCTAATTGCCCCGACATGATATTATCAAAAGCAACTTTAAAAGTCTCCGCTGTGCTTTTGTTTTTGGCTGTAAAAATAAAGCCAAACTTTGCGAGCGCACTAGCAACGTCATGGTTAGATAATGTCATAGCAACACGCTGCGCGTATGAATTTATAAGATCACCAATACCGCACCAATCAGGTGCTAACTTTACAATCTCGCAATCTTCGCCAATAATTAAGTCTCCGTTAAAAGTAGCATCAAAAGCGGGGTTCGCGACTACATAGTTAGTAGGCTGATACTGCACATCAAAGCCATAAGGCAACCCGTGTTGTGGAATGATTCCAAATTTGGCGGTATTCATAACACAAAAGTTTCCTTTTAAAAACAAAAGCGGATAGATATAGTTTTTAGCCCAGTTTTTAGGCATACCGTCAAAAAGTATAAGACTTTCTGCACGTTGCAAAAAGTATCTGAAGTATGTTGCATAGTCCCATGTATTGTTAATGTGAATCATGTTTGGATTTTGCCTTGACTCATACTCGTTAATAATAGGACTTGATACACCTTCGCCAACATAATATCCACAATATACAAAAGGTTTCATTCTATAAACATACCCCCATTCAAAAAGTTAATGATAATTGCAGTTCCGTTTGCAGTTGCATTACATTTAATATTCGCGTTTCTACACTTAATAAAACCAGATAATTCGCTTAATGTTTTAACTTTACAACACGGATACCCTTGATATAGTAAATTTGTTTCAACTTGTGTGTAAAATTCTCCTATCAAATACACCAAATTGTTTGCATAAATCGAACCACTACCACCACTACTTGATACACGCGGTACAGCCGTCTCTAGTCCAGACATTATACCACTGGTAATGACAGCAGTTGCATTTAAAAAATTGCTTGCCGCCCCAACTGGGTTCACTTCCATTGCAGATTCTACGCTTTTCCCCACGCTATCTGCAAAAGACATTGCACTAGCTAGCTGTACTTGTGATGTACCTATAATATTTGTTTGTCGCGCAGAGAAACCAACTGGAACTCCGCAGTTGCCATTTAAAGATGTTACAAGTGTTGACCCGCTTAAAATTGAAATATCACAGCCACCATTGATATCAATAGTATAATTGATCAGGAGCGTATCTGTTAACAAATTTGGATTAAGCGGAATTGTTCCATAGAACGGCACTTGTAAAGTATAGTGTGCAAAGGGGGCATATTTCAGATAAGGAAATTCTGTATCACCAGATTTATCTGGTTTTGGTATTGTAACACTTACCGATTTGCTAAAAGTATCTTTTGTAGATACTTGCCACCCTGGTATTCCCGTGTCGACATATCCCAACGTTACATTAACTGGTGTACCACCGGGAGATTGGAAAGGAAGCCACATAGCAGAAAGTAAGTAGTCTTGCGGTCTTGCCACCTCTTTAGCAACTCCCTCAGGATTTTGTAAAAAGTCGTTTAATCCAGCTGTATACTCAGCTGTGTATAAGTATGAACACAAACGATTAAAATTAGCAACTGTTAGAATTGTAAAACCATTTCCAGATTTCCCCGCTGTACAAATTACAACACAGCCGCTTGAGTCAACCGCTAAAGTTGAGCTTACCACTTTAACAGTCGGTTTACAAAGAGTCGGTAACATTGTATCAATGATAAATGGATTTCTGATAGTAAGTGATCCCCTTTCCACATAGGCAGTATTAGAAAGAATTTCATCTTTGTAACTTGCCAAATAATCGCAACTACAAGAGATTTCATATGTAGATTCTACATATGTAACATCATTTACAAAATAGTATCTTCCAAACGTTTCACAGTACGCAACATTCCAATCAAAAGGTGCAACACCTTGCAAAATAAAAGTTGGATTTTCTACACTTGTTCCACTTTTAAGCACACACGTGACAGTTTCTGCCAGAGTTGGAATTTTTGTGCTATTTATTCTTTTGTCTGATTTTCCAAATTTAACTTCAAATGCCATGTGTACCACCTTTCAAGAAAAGGGGCATAGTGCCCCTTTGTTTAATCAAGTAAAATCAAAATTGCGTTTTCTGTGAAATCAACCGGAGTCTTGAAAGTGTAATGATTCCAACCGTTTCTAAAACCAAATCTTGCATTTAAAGGCTCCACGGCGCTCCATTGATCAATTGGCACAATTCCTAACGTGTCAATATCCATCATGATTCCCAGAACGTTTTCAACAGTCTTGTTTGCAAGTGTAAACTTACTCGTACCGTCTGCCTTTACACCTTCAGCACTGCCTTTAATCGTCATTGGATTTTCGGGATCCGTCCAGAATGTAACTTTTTCATAATCGCCCAACTCCGCTTTTTCTGGATGGAAAAATTCTGAACCATTTGCCTCAAAATAATTGCCAAATTTGGATACCAGATAAAATCTTAAGTCAGCAGCATCCGTGTGACGGTTCACAACTTTTCCCGTAAAATCTCCGTGAAAACGTGTGCCTCGAACTGCAAGGTTTTCTTTCAACGTTTTCATTTCTGCGCTCAGCCAGATCATAAATGGTCGGAAATCAGCAGGATTCATGACTGTTTTTGCGGTCATGGCTAGACCCGTCTCAGCGTTATACTTTGTTAACGCATGGAAAACTTGTGCTTTCTTGCACATGTTTCCTGTTGTCGGGGTGGCACTTCCAGCATCTGCCAAAATAATAGCCAAATTAGCAAGCTGTGCACGTGCGATATTCTCAAGGTCAATCTCATAAATGTTTGAAAATTCAGTCATTAACATGGAGAAGTATGACGCAACTCCGTTTTCAGAATCAAAAGCAGCATTCAGTTGATTTTTCCAAATTGTGTACTTTCTTGCGAATGTCTGTCCACCACTTGCGATTGTAAGAAGCACGTCATATTTAACTGGCTTCGTTCCTGCTTTCCAATCTTGACTTTCATCTGATTTAGCAAGTTCAACGTTTACATTCCATTCCTCATTGTCAAGGTTGGAATCGTTAACAATAGGCGTAAATTTACGAATATAGTTTCCATATCGTTCATTATCCCAAACCATACCAGAAAGCTTTCTGGAATATGGTCGAATTGAGAAGATCGTTTTTGCAAGAACTGTAGGAATAATCTGATAGAGGTTGTCATCCTCGCGATCAAGCCCCATTTTAAAAGTATTCTGCATTTGTCCAAAACTTAAATTTTGTCCAGTTTTCCTACCAGTGTATTCCTCGTACATGGTATTGAGAATAGCAGAAATTTGCGTATAAGTTAAACTAGCCATAGTCTACCCCCTTTAGAAAAATTTACTAATATCTGTCTTTTCGTTTGAGCCGCCAAAATTAGTTTTGCCGTTTGCAATCTGTTGCGCTTTTACAAGAGCAGATGCAAACTTTTCATAATCAAAACCTTCTGTCTTCTGATCTGTCTTCTGATCTGTCTTCTGATCTGTCTTCTGATCTGTCTTCTGATCTGTCTTCTGATCTGTCTTCTGATCTGTAATATCAAGCTTTTCAATTTCTTCCTTGCTATAGCCAGCATTTACAAGCTTTAAAATTTCATCAATTTTCATATTTTAACCTTCTTTCTTTATTTTTGACAGCTGCAAACAGAATCGAACTGTTATCTTGTGATTCAAGGTCACACGCACTAACCATTTGCACTATACAGCAATAATAGGCGGTCTGTCTGTCGTCCCCGACTCGCACACACTGGCTAGTGTTTGGATAGTGCAACCGCCTATTTATTATATAACATTTATATAATTGTTTGTCAATTACAACTTTATAAAATATCATACCATGATACACAATCAAAAGAGGCTAAAAAATCGCACTGTGTTTCGTAGTCTGAAAATGTTATATCACCATTTATAAACATTGGCTTTAGATATTTTTTACTACTTGTTTGCCACCTCTCTAGTGATGATGGTGAAGCATCAAAAACATCATCACAATGAGAGCGCATAGGTTTAGTCACGTAAAATTTAAAATCTGACTTATGCAACCAAACTGAAAACAGAGGTGTTTTCATGTCGTGCGTATACTCTTTTAAGTTTTGGTGCCGTATTCTATCATCTTCCAAATCCATAAATTCATTATCAAGCTCCATTTTAGCTCTGCCTTTAGGCAGATTTCTATAGAAAGCGTTTTGTCTCTTTTTTTCTGATACGGGAGAGTTAAAAGGAAGTATAAGTGTTGTCTCACACCTATCTACTTGTGTAATCTCTGTTCTTTCTTTTACTGCCTTGTAGCAATCTGGAATAAGCCTATAACCGATTAAAATGTTAGACATAATCGCGTTAGAATTACCAAAAAACCAAGTTCTAATTTTTTCCGTTTCTGACTCAGGGCGGTTTCTGAAAAGCACTTCCATGATATTTTTGTATGCTTGAAACTCATTTTTAATTGGTCTGTCCCCCTTTTGAGGAATAAATTCGTCAAAAATCACATCGTAAAACCTTGTAAAATCTATACCAGTTTTGTTTTGAAAAGTAGACAATGAAACACCAACTATAAAAGGATTATCGTTTTGCAAGTCCTCATCTGTCAGAAATGCTTTACCGTATCCTTTTTTGTCATTGTATTTCAATCTGATATCTTTTCCAAACCAGTCTGGTTTTACAAAATCGCCTATGGTTGAAAAACTATTTTCAAGTGCAACGTTTGTTCTACGAACGTATAAAATAGGATAGTTGCTATCATTCCAGATATCACATATTAGGTGAGATTTGCCAATACCTCTGCCACCTATTATATCAATGTAACGTTGTCCAACGTCACAAATATATTTATAATTCAAATAGCCATTTTCTTTATATAAGTTCATATTATCACCCATAATTTAAAAGGGTGAGCTTGTGAGACTCACCCTTGAACAACTTGTATTTCTTCCCTCTGCCACCCAACCATTATTTATACAAGTTCAAAGTTCATGTAGGTACGACCTGCTTTACTTTGTGAACGTGTCAGCTTGAACTGTAGATTGTAGCTTTCCATAAAATCAAACGCACTCTCCGCAGTCTTGATCACAGTTGGGCTTGATGTAGCAAGTGTTACTACTTCGCCAGTTTCTGTGTTTGTGTGATAAAACACTGCTACTTCTTTTCCGTCATATGTTGTATATCTTACATAATCTGCAACGTTAATAATAGAATCATCTGGCAGATTCTTCATTAACAAGTGATTATCATTTGCCATCTTAAACATTTCTTTCTTGTCAAACTCTCTTGATTGTCTTTCAATTCTCATTTCATTATCCTCTTTCTTTTATTAGGGTATCTTTCCTTTACAAGTATAATAACTTATTTACAAAAGTTTTGCAAATAAAACATTATTTATTCTGCTATTTCATCAATTATTGTGTAATTCTTTATTTGGTCATCTGATAAACCTATTTCATAATCACGTGCTATCATGCAACTATAGCCCGTATATTCAGTTATTGCCTCTTTGCCTTGATAATCAACAACTTTTGTTTTTGTGATGGTATCACTATCATTATACCAAATTTGGAAACCACCACTATTTCTTATTTTAAAGCCCTCTCTAAAGTTATCAAGATTTTTAATTACTTCAACACCCCTTGCCTTTTTAACTCCAGATATGGTACATCCGAAATAAGTTTTATCTTTTGTCTCTTTATACGCATTAAAACAATACTTCTTCGCCCCTAAAGTTTTAAAATCTTTGTATTCGGGTTCATACTTATTTTCAGACTTTATATCGCTTTCACAGTCAAAATAGCCAATATAATATTTTTTGCCGTCAATATCAACAAAAGTATTAGTTTCTTCGCACAGCTCATATATCCAATTATTTAATTCTGTCAATTTGTCAAAATTAAAGTTAGTTGCTTTACAACTATCAGTATCACAATAAATATATGAGCTTTCAGCACATGCTAAAATTCTCCGCAAATGCTTTCTTGCGTGTGCAGTTGTGTATACCCCCCAAACATAAGGTAATACACTTTTTTCACTTTGCTCTGTTATTGATTTTTCATCTGGAATTTTAAAGCCGCTTGCATCAACCTTTTCTTTATATGCAATATCATTTTCATACCTAGCATAAGAAAATTCTTGCCATTCATTTTCCAAATATATCATGATAGGGTGGATAGGGTCTGTTGCAGCCATGCCATAAATGCCATTTAATTTATTTTTAGCTTTCATTAAATCGTATTCAGCTTCTTCCCTCTCTTTACTATTCGGGGCGGTATGCTTTACCGCTATTTTTAGTTTTGTTTTTGCGGTAAAGTATTCCATTATAACACTTCTTACATCATCTGGAATATATCCATAACGTGCGGTATAGAGTGTATCTTCTATAATTTCAATTGTGTCAAAATCATAGCATTCATCAATAATAGAATAGTCTATATCCGTCACGGTTGTTTCAAGCTCTGCTGCTTTCCATACTCTACCATTGTCGGGGTCGACCCCTTGCAAGTTACGGCATTTGCTTATAGATAGATACGGATTGTATTGATCTTCTTTAAGTCTTACATTTGTAAGCTTTATTTGTGCTATCCATGCAAGATTTTTACTTTTTATATACTTTAAACATTTTGATGTTACTGGCATTTTTTCAAATGCCGTCACTGGAAACTGCATCAAAAGAAGCATAGCCGGATACATGCTCGATGCATCAAAACTATAAACGTCATGATATATTTTTGCACACTTTATCATGTTTGCGTGAGTATCACCGCCACGAAAAGCCTCTTTTAAAAGCTTGTATGTTTTGTCGTTTAATGTAAGCTTTTTCTTTAGCATTCGAGTTGTAGTTCCTTTTCGTATAGCTCTTTTCATGTCACGGCGCACATAAGAGGTACTTGTCAGCGGCACAGTTGCAATAGTATCTTTATCTTTTGTAAGCATGTAACTGATTGCTTCCCAAAGTCCTAAAGTATCATTGATTATATACCCCCACTCAATAGGATTGATATAGCTTTCATTGTGCCTTATAAGTGAGTAGTCCAGGTCGCCTTTTGCTTTTATGTGTTGACATCCTGGCATTTTCTTTGTAAAGTTATCGAGCGACATATTTGTGAGCTTGTAACTACACCTCAGTTCAATACCGCGTTTCTTTAATCGCCATACAAGCGGTTTACGTTTACCAGTGGCGAAAACCTCACTGTAGTCGTTTAAATAACCAATCATAAAAGAAAATTCAAAAGGAAGATTATGAACGTAAATTACAAAATATCGCGACTCGCTAGTTTTGTAGTAGGCTTGAATTTTATCTAATAAAGAGATAAAATCTTTCCAGTATCTACCCTGCACTTCTTCCCCATCAATGCAAGCAGACCAAACATACATAAACGCATCAATAGGCTTTGTCACTTCTTCGCCCTGGTCATCTTTCTCAATTCGAGTACGTGAAGTGGTTTCAATGTCAAAAGTTCCAAATTGATCAATATAATAAGGGCTGTCTTTCTTTTTGCCTAAAGGTTTATGCAATGAAAAGCCGTGTGACGGCACATAGTCCGTCACTGACTTCACTTCTATATTATCATAACCATTTGATCTATTTAAACATTGAACTATCATAATTTACAACTCCTGCTTTATGGATTTCGGTTTTGGCTTCGCTCGATTGCGTTTATACAGATTGTTTGCAGCTTTGAACTCACGTGCTTTATCTTTCCATGACAGCGAACTGTTCTGTATAAGGGCAACTCTAAATTCTGCTTGATCTTTCACAGACGGGTACAAATCTTCAAAAGTGATAAAGATTTCATTCAATCCCTCACGTGTGTTTGTATTAAGTGCCTCAGTTAACATTGTAACTATTTGATCACTTGATAGCTGTGCATACTTTTTATCTGATAGATAATGCAACGTGTTAAAAAGTTTATCACGGATATTTTTGGAAAGATTGGAAATGTCAACCCCGTAACGTTCTTTAAACGTTGCTACTCTTTTATTTTCTACTTCGATGCTACCCCGGGCGGTTGAACCTTTTGCTTCGAGATAATGAAGAAGCTTGTTTTCAAGTGCTCTCAGTTCACGGATTGAAAAATCTTTATAAACTGCCTTGCCAGTTGATACATAAGAAGCGTTATAAGAAACGTGCTTATTAAAGTAGTCAACCGCGTCTTGATATCTAAAAAGAGCCGTTCTATCTTCTGCAATTCTGCCTTTTGATATTGCAGTTGTTAAAGTTTTGGCACGCTTGTTTGCAACGTTGGCAAGTTTGCCAACACGAGCGATATACTCTCTCTTACTTGAAGTGGACTCGATAGAATCATAATGCCAACGTGTGAAATATTTTGCTTGAATCTCTGTCTGTTTCATAACTCGATACCTCTCTTTTCTAATCTTTCTTTAATCAAATCATATTTGTAGTTATGTGGTGTAATTTCTCTAAAAATCTTTGCTATTGCATCCACACTATAAGCATTCTGTCTAAGGACTAAAACAATATAGTCAACTGCTTCAAGTCCTTCTTTATATGAGCACTTCATGCCATCCGATGGCGCTTTATACCATGTTGTTGATTCGATATCAGCCACCGCTTGCGAAAGCATTGCATGTTCCAACATTTCATAAGGTGTTAGCTTACTATTTATAATGCCGTCTTTAGGTCTTTTCATTTCTTTATATCTCCTTGAGTTTTTCTTTTATTGTATCATGTAATTGTTAACAAATAAAGTATAAATTATGACCAGAGTGTTAATAAATTATTGTTATAGGTGGTGTAGAACAAATGTATCAATAGCGAGTGGACACACGAGCCATTCGAGCGAGCC